CGACAGCCTGTGGGCCATCAACCCGTTCAGCTTCACCCACGGCTACATCGCCTGGGGTGACGGCGAAGTGCTGGGCGAGAAGATGGTGTCGGTGCAGCAGCCGCTGCCCGAGCTGGAGCCGGCGCCGCCGCAGTCGAAGCGGGGCTGGGAGCCGCAGGTCGGCATGTCGCTGAAGTGCGTCAACGGCGAGGACAAGGACATGGAAGCCCGCTTCTCGACGACTTCGGTCGGCGGCAAGCGCGCCGTGCAGGTGCTGGCCCTCGCCATCGCCACGCAGGTGGAGAAGGACCAGTCCAAGCCGGTGCCGGTGGTTCGGCTGAAGAAGGAACACTACACCCACAAGAGCTACGGGCGGATCTACACGCCCGTGTTCGAAGTGGTGGAGTGGGTGAGCCTCGACGGCCCTGACGCGGAGGCGCCCGAGGCGCCGGTCGCCGAGGAGCCGGCCCCGGAGGCGGGCCGCCGTCGTCGTCGCACGGCCTGAGAGGGATCGGCCCCTGGCGCAAGCTGGGGGCCGTTTTACCGCATGGCAGCGTATTACAACGAGATCGAGCCCTTCGCGGCCCAATGGCTTCGCAACCTCATTGCGGCTGGCCACATCGCAGATGGAGTTGTGGATGAGCGGTCTATTCGGGACGTGGCTGCGGCAGACGTCGCAGGGTTCACTCAAGCCCATTTCTTCGCCGGTATCGGCGTCTGGTCCCACGCCCTGCGCTCCGCTGGCTGGGCAGACGACCGCCCCGTCTGGACCGGATCCTGCCCCTGCCAGCCCTTTAGCGCCGCCGGTCGAGGGCTTGGCACCGCCGACGAGCGGCACCTGTGGCCAGAGTTCCACCGCCTCATCGCGGAGTGCCGCCCTCCAGTCATCCTTGGAGAGCAGGTTGCGAGCGCGCTTGGCCGAGACTGGCTCAACGCTGTTCGGACTGACCTGGAAGGCGTGGGATATGCAGTCGGGGCGGCCGATCTTGGCGCGGCGAGCGTCGGCGCGCCGCACATCAGACAGCGCCTATGGTGGGTGGCCGACGCCGAGGTCAGCGGACGGGGACAAGGGGGCAAGGACGCTGGACGGTTGTCAAGCGGAGATTGCTCGCAAAGGACGACTGGACGATCTGCCGTCGGTGGTAGCGTGGATGGTGGCGGGCTGGCCGACGCCAGCGGCGAGGGGCCACAAGGGGGCGCTGAACCCTGGAAACGAGTACACGCACAACGCTCGGCCGTTGAACGAGATGGCGGTGCTGGCCGGTTGGCCGACGCCGGTAGCGAACGACGACGGAAAGACGCCGGAGGCGCATTTGGCGATGAAGCGCCGGATGGGCGAACGGGACGGGACGGGCGCGGAGCGGACGGCAATCACGTCGCTGGCCGTCATGGCGCAGACGATGCAGCCCGCCCGCTTCACGGCTTCTGGCGAGATGCTGATTGGCTCCTGCGCCGGGACGGAAAGTGGCGGCCAGTTGAACCCGGCACATTCCCGCTGGCTCATGGGGCTACCAGCCGCGTGGGACGCCTGCGCGCCTACGGCAACGCGATTGTCGCGCCGCTCGCCGCAGAGTTCATCGCAGCCGTGATGGACTGCCAGCCGTGATCTTGTGGATAGATTTCGAGACGCGCAGCCGCTGCGACCTGACGAGCGCGGGGGCGTACAACTACGCGCAGGATCCCAGCACCGAAGTGCTGTGCATGTCCTACGCCTTCGGGGACGCGGAGGTCGAGACTTGGATGCCCGGCCAGCCCTTCCCCGACCGGGTGGCGCATCACCGGGGCCAGATCCGCGCCCACAACGCCGCCTTTGAGCGGATGATCTTCTGGTACGTCCTGGCCCCCGACCAAGGTTTCCCGGAGCCCGCGCTGGAGCAGTTCTACTGCACCGCCGCCCAGGCCCGCGCCAACTGCGGCCCCGGTAGCCTAGAGGACGTGGGCCGCTTCGCTGGCGCGTCCATGAAGAAGGACCACCGGGGCGCCCAACTGATCCGCGCGCTGTCCATCCCCCGCCCCGACGGCACCTTCCGCGAGGACGCGGCGCTCCTGGCCGAAATGGTCCAGTACTGCGAGCAGGACGTCCGGGCGATGCGCGCCGTCAGCAAGGCGATGCGCGACCTGTCCGACGAGGAACTGCTGGACTACCACGTCAACGAGCGGATCAACGACCGGGGCGTGCTGGTGGACACGGCGCTCTGCGCCGCCGCCGTGCGCTACGCTGGCGAGGAACTGGTCGAGATCGAGCAGACCGTCCGCGAGGTGACGGCGGGCGCCATCACCAGCGTCCGCAGCCCGAAGATGCGGGCGTGGGTCGAACACCGGGTGGGGCCGCAGGCCCGCAAGCTGATGATCGTCCACAAGGACGGCGAGGCCAAGGTGTCCATCGACAAGAACGTCCGGGCGAACCTGCTGGTCCTGGCCAACGAGAACCCCGACGAGGTGCCGCCCGACGTGGCCGAGGTCATCCAATGCGCGGACGACCTCTGGGCCTCCAGCGTGGCGAAGTTCAACCGGCTGGCCGAACTGGCCGACGCCGAAGACGGCCGGGTGCGGGGCGCCTTCGTCTTCGCTGGCGGGGCCGCAACCGGCCGCGCGTCCAGCTACGGCGCCCAGGTCCACAACTTCCCCCGCAAGTGCGCCAAGGCGCCGGATGACGTCCGGCAGGCGATGGTGCGGGGGCACCAGATCGTCCCGGCCTACGGCAAGCGGGTGACGGACGTCCTCAAGGGGATGCTGCGCCCGGCGCTGCTGCCCGCCCCCGGCAAGGTTCTGATCGCGGCTGACTGGTCGGCTATCGAGGCGCGGGTGAACCCCTGGCTGTCGAAGTCGAACAGCGGCGCCGAGAAGCTGGGGATCTTTGAACGCGGCGAGGATGTCTACGTGGTCAACGCCGCCGCGACCTTCCGCACCGCCATCGAAGACGTGACGGAGGACCAGCGCCAGGTCGGCAAGGTGCAAGAACTTGCATGTGGTTTCGCTGGCGGCGTCGGCGCCTTCGCGGCCATGGGCCGGATCTACGGCGTCAACCTGCCCGAGAGCGAGGCCAGGAAGATGGTGGACGCTTGGCGGCGGGCGAACTCTTGGTCCATCCCCTTCTGGCAGGGGCTGGAGGAAGCCTACACGCGGGCGATGCGGAACAAGGGGCATGAGTTCAGCGCCGGCCGGATAACCTATTTGTTCGACGGCCAGCACCTTTGGTATGCTCTGCCTTCCGGCCGCGTCCTCTGCTATCCCTTCGCGCGGCTTGAGCCCGAGGGCGTCACCTATGCGAAAGCCTCCTGGAAGCCCGCTGCGGACGCGAAAGAGTGGCCCCGCGCGCGGCTCTGGAAGGGGCTCGCGTGCGAGAACGTGACCCAGGCCACCGCGCATGATCTGCTTCGTCACAGCATGAGACGGCTTGAAGAAATAGGGCTGGATGTAGTACTAACAGTTCACGATGAAATCGTGATCGAGGTAGACAGATCCAAGTCCGATTGGGCCGCCGAGAAGCTCGTTGAAGTCATGTGCAAAGTGCCGGCTTGGTGCCACGGTCTACCTCTTAACGCGGAAGTTGCGGTGATGGAGAGGTATGGAAAATGATCTGGCGATCCATTCCTGGCTGGAGCCGGTACGAAGTTAGCGACACAGGTCTTGTTCGGTCGCGCGACATGGCGGTCGGCGTCCGAAACGCGCCAGGGGGCGCCGTAGCCATTCGAAAGGGCCGCGTTCTGTCGCAGGCCAAAGCGTCGAATGGGTATTTGGTTGTGACCATCACCGACGGCCGCTCACGCCAGCAAGCTGCCGTACATAGACTGGTGGCGTTAGCGTTTTGTAATGCGCCGCCACACAAAAGCGCGCACGTCTTGCACGCCGACGGCGACAAGACCAACAACACGGCGGCTAATCTTCGCTGGGGCACGCCCGCAGACAATCATGCGGACACCGAGCGGCACGGACGCCGGCGTAAGGGTGAGCGTCACCCACAAGCAAAACTGACCGAAGACGCCGTGCGCGACATCCGAAAATCTACCTCTAAGGCGGCGCAGATTGCGGCGCAGCACGGCATAACGCGGGAACACGTCTGGGCAATACGCTGCGGGCGCGTTTGGTCGCATGTCAGTTAAAATTTCACCCCCAGCCTGGGCGGCAGGGATACCGCTCAACATCAAGGCTGCGGTGATGAACCGTTACGGTAAATAGGGGAGATGACGATGGACTTCGTAGAGTTTCTGGAAGGGCTCGCGCCCAAGGGCGAGACGCTTCTGGTGGTGCGGCAGAAGGCGGTCATGAGGGACGGCCAGCAGGCGCTGCACGCCGACGGCACGCTGAAATACACCTGGCCTGCCTTCCTGCCCTCCAAGAGGCGGAACGACGGCGGGTCGTGGTACGGCAACACCGGCTCCTTCATCATCGACCGCTTCATGGATGGCCAGCCGTCAGCGGCGGCGGCCTGCTGCGAATACGTCCTGGTGATGATGCTGGACGACGTGGGCACCAAGGCGAAGACGCCGCCCCTGCCGCCGACCTGGATCATGCAGTCGAGCGAGGACTCGTTCCAATGGGGCTACGCCTTCGCGGAACAGCCGACGAAGGGTGAGTTCACGGCGGCCATGACGGCCATCGCGGAGGCGGGCTACACCGACCCCGGCGCGGTCAACGCCGTCCGCAACTTCCGACTGCCAGGGTCGGTCAACGTCAAGCCCGGCCGCGACGGCTTCAAGGCGCGCCTGGTGGAGTTCCACCCCGACCGCGAGTTCACCCTCCCGCAGATCTGCGAGGCCCTAGGCGTCACGCCAGCCCCCGCTGACACGGCTTCGCAGGGCGTCTTCCGTCTGCGTGACACGGGCAAGGACGCGGTGCTGGAGTGGCTGAACGAGCAGGGCTTGGTCTTGTCCACGCCCAACCAAGAGGGCTGGCTGGGCGTCGTCTGCCCGAACGCGGGCGAACACACCACCGGCCAGAACGAGGCCCGCTACAATCCGATCAACCGCGCCTTCTGCTGCTACCACGGCCATTGCGAGCATCTGGACAGCGCCGCTTTCCTCAAGTGGGTCTGCGACCAGGGCGGCCCCCGCGCCGGCCACGGCCTGCGGGACGAGTTGCTTGCGGAGCAGATGGCCCGCACCCTCGACAAGCTGACGCCGACGGAGACGTTCCCCGACCGGGCGGCGGAGGTCATCGCGGAGGTGGACCGCAAGGAGCTGGGCCGGGTCGAGAAGGCGGGCTGGTACGAACGCTTCGCCTACATCCTCTCGGATGACTGCTACTTCGACCTAGTGGACCGGCGGGAGATCAGCCGGAACGCCTTCAACGCCCTGTTCCGCCACATCCCCTGCCGGTCCATCCACAGCGGCAAGAAGATCGAGGCGTCCACCTGCTACGACGAGAACCGGCAGGCGATGGGCGCCCGCGTCCTGGTGGGCGTCACCTACGCCGCTGGCGAGAGCGTCCTCGTCTCGCGCAACGCCGAGGTCTACGGCAACCGCTGGGTCAACGCCCGACCGGACGTGTCGAAGGCGCCGGGCGGCGACGTGACGCGCTGGGTCGAGCATTGCAAGCGGCTGGTGCCGGACCAGCGCGACCTCGACCACATCTGGGACGTGATGGCGTTCAAGGTCCAGAACCCGCGCGTCAAGATCAACCACGCCATCCTCCATGGCGGCCACGGCGGCAGCGGCAAGGACACGATGTGGGCGCCGTTCATGTGGGCGGTCTGCGGCCCGACGCTCGTCAACCGGGGGCTGATCGACGGGGACACGATCAACAGCCAATGGGGCTACGCTCTGGAGAGCGAGGTCATCCTCCTGAATGAGCTGAAGGAGCCGGAGGCGCGGGAGCGCCGGGCGCTGGCGAACCGGCTGAAGCCGATCATCGCCGCCCCGCCGGAGTATCTGGTGGTCAACCGCAAGGGCCTGCACCCCTACGACACCCTCAATCGAGCCTTCGTCCTGGCCTTCTCCAACGATATGATCCCGCTGACGCTGTCGAGCGACGACCGGCGCTGGTTCGTGATCTGGTCCACGGCGAGTCGCATGGATCCGAAGGAAGCGCAGGCGATGTGGCGCTGGTATAAGGAACAGGATGGCTTCGCGGCCATCGCCCGCTGGCTGTATGCCCGCGACGTATCTGCGTTCAACCCTGGCGCAGCCCCGCCCATGACGGACGTGAAGGCGTCGCTGGTCGAGCACAGCATGAGCATGGCCGAGAGCTTCATCGTGGACATGGTGCGGAACCGCCAGGGCGAGTTCGCCCGCGGCGTCATCGGCGGGCCGTTCCACGCGGTCTGCGACCGCCTCCAGGCGATGATGCCATCCGGGTCCAAGGTGCCGCAGGCGGCGCTCCTGCACGCGATCCAGGAAGCCGGCTGGGTGGATGTCGGGCGGGTGGACTCGTCCGAATACAGGACGAAGAAACACATCTTCGCCGCGCCCGACCTGGCCCGGCGCTACAACAAGAGCGACCTCCGGCGCATGGTTGAGGAGAACAGCGCGCCGAAGGTCGTGGATATTAGGGTGGTGAAGTGATGCGGCCGAGGGTCGCGTTGGCCTGGATCCGGACGTCGCGGTTGGACCAGGTCCAACACGCGCCGTCCTGGTCCTGGAAGCAGACCCACATGAGGTCTGCCTCCGGGCCGTAGTCGATCACCAGATGCGCCCACGCCTTACCTTTGGGCGTGAGCAGCGGCAGCGGCGGGTTGAGTTGCGACAGCATCATCCCGCCCGGTACTCCAGCCCCGTCGGCTCGCGGAAGGGCTCCGGCACCGGCAGGGCGCGGACCATGGCCCCGGCCTGCTCGTAGGTGCTGGCGACGGTGTGGTCCTCGCCTGAGCGGGCTCGCAGCCGCACATAGCGGGCGGCGTCCTCGCAGCGCCGCTCGGCCATCGCCAGCGCGGCCAGGAAGCCCTCCCTCCAGGCCGCGCGTTCTTGCTCGGTGTCGCTCATGCGTCGCGCCCCCCGAGTGCGGCGCGGGCCTTACGCAGATCGCCACCATTTATCCCCATCGCCGCAGGGCTTTTAGAAATCGCGTAGTGGTCGGGGTGATCTTCGTCGAGACTATCTACCGCCTCTGCAAACGGATACAGCGCCTTCCGCAGCCGGTCCCGCTCGGCCTCTAGGTTGGCTATCTCTCCTAGGCACCACGCCGAAAGGCTAACGCGGCCCGGCCATCGCAGGCCATGTCCGGGGTTAGCTTTTTTCCATGCTTGGATAACCAGCGCATCTTGTGCGTGCATCCGATCTATCAGGGCTTTCGCTCCGTCACGCTCATTAATGACCAGCCCAAGCTGATCCGACGCATCGCGGCAGACCTCGGCCAGGACCAGATGCCCCTTGCGCTGTGCCTTCTCCGCCTCGTCTAGCAGGCGGCCGATGATGTCAGTCATGCCTCGCGCTCCCTGAGAGCAGCGCGGACCTTTTTCTCGACCGCGCCCATGTTCATGTTGGCCCCGCTCAACGCAGCGTCGGCCAGTCGCAGCGCCTCCCGCAGCCGGTCGCGCTCGGCCTCGGCGTGCATTCGCCGTCGATGCTCCTCGCGGTGCATTTCTATTTCGGCTTTCCAGTCCGCCGTCACGGTGTCCCGCTTGGCCTCGGCAGTCTTGATGCGCTGTTGCAGCACCTTCCAGTCCTCAGCTGCTTGCCGCTGCGTGCGGTGCTTTTCGTCCATGTGCTGCTTTGCAAGGTTAACCGCTGCGTCCCGCTCGGTCAGAAGGGCGAGAAACATTTCGGCGTAATGCGCTCGCCCGATGGCCCGCGCTTCCGTGACGTAACGCCCCACCGTCTCGGCGCTGGTGTCAATCATGTCGCCAGCGCCTCCCGCGCCGCCCGTGTCAGCGTTTCGGCCAGCCGCAGGGCCTGGATGGGCGTCAGCTCGGCCGCTCGGTCGTCGGCATAGGTCATGCCGTGCAGCACCATTTTAATCTTGCCCTGGTGCCAGAAAGCGAGGGCGTCCGCGATTGGCGGGAGATTGCGGTCGGTCACAGCTTCGCTCCCATCTTGGGGTCGCGCGACGGCACCAGCGCGCCGCAGGGCAGGCGCCGCCGGGGCTCGCCCAGCGTCTTGACGATCTCGCGCTCTAGCTGGCGCAGCCGGTCGGTCCAGCCCTCGATGGGCGCCGCGTCGTCGCCGTTGTCGTAGGCGTGCCGGTCCAGCAGCACGGCCACGCGCTCGGCCGCGTCGAATGCGCGGTCCATGGCCGCATCGGCCGCCTCATGTTTGTCGTGCATGGTCCCTGTCTTCCTTCTCTACCTGTCGCCGGTAGGCGGTTGCGATGGCGACGGCCAGCACGTCCGGGTGCTGGCCATCGACCGCCTTGACGCCCCAGGCCCGCGCCAGATCGCGCAGGCGCTGGGGGTCGCGTTCTTCAATCCGTACCTTCACGCGCCGGGGGCCATATCGCGCAACAGGCGCTGCCCGGCGGCGGTGACGGTCATGCACACCTTGCGGCGGTCCTCGTTGTCCTGCACCCGCAGCAGCAGCCCCAGTTCAACCAGCTTGTCGGCGGCGCGGGTGACGACGGGGCGGGATATCTCCAACTCGTTCGCAATCGGGGCGTTGCTCAGGCCGGGGTTCTCCGCCACCACGGCCAGGATGGCCATCTGGCGACATGTCATGTTGGCATCGATGTCGCCCGCCATGATGAACGGCCAAGCGTTTTCGGGGATGGTCAGCATGTTGGTCCCTTTCAGATTGCGTTGCGGCAAGAGTTGCAGAGTCGGTTATGTGGCCCCTCGCTGTCAAACGTTTTCGAGCAGCGAAGGCAGTCGCGCGCCGTGGTGGTCTGACGCGGCGCGGTTGGGCACTTGAAGCGTTCGCGGAAACTGGCGGCGGCCTGTGCGGTGCGGGTCTGATGCGCCCACCAGGCGCTCAGGCCCTTGGCGGATATCCCGCCCACCTCCTCCGCCAGTTGGTCCCACGTCATTCCCTGCGCCCGGCCCGTGGAGACGATGGCCACCCGCCGGGCGATGAAGTCACTTGCATAGGTCGGCACGGGCTATCTCCGCAGCGGCCGGACGTTCGCGTAGGGCGTGCCATCCCACGGCTGCGCCTTCCAATGGGGCGGCACGGTGCGGCCTTCCAGCAGCCGCGCCCGCTCGGCCATGTCCGGCAGGATCACCGCCAGCATCTCCAGCGCCGCGACGGCGTAAGAGGGGTCGGCTTTCGCGGCTATATCGCCAACGGCATCGGCCAGCCCCATAAGGTCGTCGGTCAGGCTCATGCGACGCGCTCCGGCAGCTTGGCGGGCTCGCGCCCGTGGTGGCGAGCCCATAGGGCCTCGGCCTCGTCCAACTGGCGGCCAAGATCCGCCAGCGTGCGGTTAATCCGCCAATGCTCCTCGCCGCCCACATAGGCCAGCCTTAGCAGCTGCTCCTGCATGGTGATGGCGGCACACAGGACGCGGATCGTGCGGAAGGCGGGTGGGTTGGTGCGGATCACGGCCAGCGGTCCTCATCCCTGTCGATCCGGCGCATCAACGCCCACGCGGCCAGCACGGTCAGCCCTATGGCGGCCAGGATGGCGGCCAGGGCCAGTTTGATCCAGTCTAGTATCTCCATTGCAGTCGCTCCCTCTCATGTGTAACGCTATCTACGGCGGTGCTGCGGTGGTCGCGCCCGCCATGCGCTGTGGCTTGGTCCTCCCCCATAGCCCGCGCATCCCTCGCCCCGGCGCGCTAGTCCCTCGCGTCGGGGCGGGGGGCGGAACCCGGCAGGCGAACCCGGACGTCAATGGTGTTGGCGTAGAAAATGACGGCCTGCGGCCGGTTGTTGCCGTCGTACTCGACTGTGATTTTGTCCGGGTGGGTCAGCACGTCCGGGATGGCGACCCCGCTGCGCTCGGCGAGCCATTGGGCGTAGAGCGCGGCCCGGTAGCGTTCCAGATCCTCGCCGCGATAGCGGTGGTGCATGATATCGCTCATGCGGTGGTTTCCCTTGTCAGGTTGTGCAGGTCCGCCAGCGTGCTGGCGGCATCCTCGCAGAGCCAATGCAGCCCCATGGTAATGCTCTGCGGCAGGTGGGCGGCTTGTGCGTCCGCGCGGAGCGCCACAAGGCGGGCGTGGACTAGCTCTAGGTGGCGCGCGACGGTCTCAGCCGTGGCGGTGGCGGTATGGGGCGCGCTCATGCGATATGCTCCTCGTACATCGCGATGACAGCGTGATCCGGCGGGAGCGTGTCGTCCATCGGGTCGCACTTGTAGTAAGCGCGGGCGTTCCAAAGGATATCCTCAAGCGCGGCGTCCGGGTCGCAGCACGCGGCCGTGTCCAGCAGCACCGTGTCCCCCCGGCGGATTTCGAGGCTTTCGACGATGCCGCGCGCGTCGCGGCGCCAGATGACGGTGGCGGTGGTCATGGTGCGGTGGTCCCCCTTGTGTGTCGCGCTGCTCACCAAACGCCCAAGCGTTCCAGCCCGGCGCGGTCCTTATCAAAGGCGATCCGCTCGGCCTTGGGCATGTCGTCGAAATGGCGCTCGATCTCTTTGGCAATGGCGCGCTGTTCGTCCGTCATCATCACGAAGGAAAAGATGCTGGCCTTGAACGGGTTAATCACCAGCATGGCACCCTGCCACGCAGCGCACGCCAGCGTGGTGGAGGGCGGCGCGGAGCGGAGCAGCTTGCCCTTGTTTGGGCCGCGCGTGCTGATGGCGGCTGCGAGGGCGGCGGCGGCTGCGGGCGAGAGGGTGGCGGTCATAGCGGTGGTTCCCTTGTGTGCGGTGGTCGCGGGAAAGTTTATGACAGTTTGCTTGTCGGGCTGCAATAGGGTCTAGGGCGTTATGATTAGCCAAGCCCAAAATGCGGTGACGCACAGGGCGGTGACGAAGCCGTAGCCAATGGCGGCTGCGATGATGCGGAGCGTGTGCATGTGTGCGGATCCTCTCAGTTGCTGGCGGTAGGGGCTGCGGCATCCTGGCCTTCGCGGAGGATGCGACGCACCTCCGCGTTCGCTTCCACGTTGGTAGGCTCGCGGCCAAGGCGGGCTGCGAGGGCCTCCCAGATGGTAGGCTTGCGGGTCATCGCGCCGCCCTCCGTATCTCGCCGATCTGGCCGTCGCGGATGCCTTCCGGATGGCGGTCGCGCCACTCGGCGGCGACCCAAAGGGCATTGGCCTTGCTGCGAGCCGGAAGCGTGACGGTGAAATCGGCGTTCGGATTGGCGAAGCGCAGCGTCACGGCGAACAGCGGCAGCGCGTCCGCTTTCATCTGGCCGTTGCGGTGAAGGTGTTGCATCGATCCTGTCCCTCTCCCTTGCGTTGCCGAGCCTCTGGCGCTCGCCATGCGCGGCCCTGTAGGACCGCGCGGGCGCGAGCGTCAGCCGGCGAGCGTGACGACCTCGGCCTTGGCGATACCGCACATGTCGAGGTCATACAGCGCCCGCAGCGCATCCGACCGCTTGGAGAACACACGCACGATGCGGTCGCGGCCGGACTCGAACACGATGCGGATGGCGAAGGAAGTGGTCGTCTCGGTCATCTCGGTAACCCCTGGTCGGTTGCGATAAGAGAAGTATATGCATGGCCAGATGGATTGCAACATCTTTTTTGACAGACCAGTCACTTTTTTCGGTGGTCTCGGTGGATTGCGTCGGTGGATCGGCAATCGAGCCGCAGGGGCAAAAAGCGGCGCGATATCATAGAGATAGCGCGGCCTCTCGGTATTCTCGGTAGTGCTGTTGTTATATACTTAGGATATAGTAGGTATATATACCTATATATACTATAGGGGTAAGCGGACGAATGACATCGCTCGGCATGACCGAGACTGCCGAGCATTGCCGAGACCGCCGCGTCACGCCAGCGCAGCTGCGTTGTCTCGCGCTGACATCGCTCGGCATGACCGAGACTGCCGAGAGCCTGCATGCAGGCTCTTGATCTCGCTCGGCATGACCGAGACTGCCGAGAACCCGCATCCCTCGCCCCGACATCGCTCGGCACTGCCGAGACTGCCGAGGCCCCGCGCCAGGCCGCGGCGTATACATTCCAACGCCTGGTCATATGTACACATGAACACTTGAACAGCTGTTCATATGAACAGTTGAACACCTGTTCATATGTTCAGCTATCAGCACTAAAACGATGCCGAAAGCCAACGGCCGGGGGGAGGGGGGCCCGCGGCCCGCCCGGTCCAGGGCCGGAGGGGCCACAAGCAATTTTTTATTTTTTGCGAGCCCTTTGCCCCCGCGTCACACAACATGCTACAAGCGGGCATGTCCGTTTTCTCCATCCCGTATGAGCCGCGCCGGCTGCAAGCGACGGAAGCGCGGCTGGAGGCCATCTACAACGCGGCGCGCAAGGGCCTGCGTGGGGACACGCTGGCGCTGGCCGCCGGGATGCGCCCCACCGAGTACCGCACGCTTTGCGAGTTCGACCCGCTGGCGGCGCTGGCCGAGGAGAAGGGCCGCGCCGACGGCGAGCTGGAGATGGCCGGCGTGCTGTACGACGCCGCCAAGGCCGGCGACGCCAAGGCCGCGCTCGACATTCTCAAGCACACCCACGGCTGGGTGGCGAAGCAAGCCGTGCAGGTCGAGGTCAACCAGACGATCTCGATCACAAGCGCGCTACAGGAGGCGCAGCGCCGCGTCATCGAGGGGGTCGCAGAGCCCACGCTAACCGAAGACGCGAAGCCTTACCCGGAGCGGATCCGTGCAGACGGTTAAGTACTCACCTCACGACGAGATGGAGTTGATGAGCCGGCTGTGGACGCCGGTCATCAAGGACGACCCGCTCAAGTTCGTGCTGTTCACCTTCCCGTGGGGGCAGAAGGGCACGCCGCTGGAGCACTTCCAAGGACCGCGCAAGTGGCAACGGGAAGTGTTGCAGACCCTCGCGGACCACATCAAAGCCAACAACGGCAAGGTGGACTTCGACACCTTCCGCATGGCCACCTCGTCCGGTCGCGGTATCGGCAAGTCGGCGCTCGTCTCCTGGCTGGTCATCTGGATGCTGACGACCAGGATCGGCTCGACGACCATCGTGTCGGCCAACAGCGAGGCGCAGCTTCGCTCCGTTACCTGGGCCGAGATCACCAAGTGGCTGAGCATGAGCCTCAACAGCCATTGGTTTGAGGTCAGCGCCACCCGCGTCATGCCGGCGAAGTGGCTGACGGAGCTGGTCGAGCGCGACCTCAAGATGGGCACGCGCTACTGGGGCGTCGAAGGCCGGCTGTGGTCGGCGGAGAACCCCGACGCCTACGCAGGCGTCCACAACTTCGACGGCGTGATGCTGATCTACGACGAGGCCAGCGGTATCGACGACACGATCTGGTCGGTCGCCGCCGGCTTCTTCACCGAGAACACGCCGCACCGCTTTTGGCTGGCGTTCAGCAACCCCCGCCGCAACGCGGGGTACTTCTACGAGTGCTTCCACTCCAAGCGGGACTTCTGGTCCACCAAGATTGTGGACGCCCGGTCAGTCGAGGGCACCGACAAGCAGGTCTACCAGCAGATCATCGACGAGTATGGGCCGGACAGCACCCAGGCCCACGTCGAGGTCTACGGGCAGTTCCCCAACGCCTCCGATGACCAGTTCATCGGGGCCAGCTTGGTGGACGACGCCATGCGCCGCCAGGCGCACAAGGATCCGTCGGCGCCCATCGTCCTTGGGGTGGACCCGGCGCGGTTCGGCAGCGACAGCACGGTGCTGGCCATTCGCCAGGGGCGCGACATCATCGCCATCAAGCGGCACAAGGGCGACGACACCATGACCGTCGTCGGCCACGTCATCGAGGCCATCGAGACGTACAAGCCGGCGCTGGTGGTTATCGACGAGGGCGGGCTGGGCGCCGGCATCGTGGACCGGCTCAAGGAGCAGCGGTACAAGGTCAAAGGGGTCAACTTCGGCAACAAGTCGAAGAACCCGGTGATGTGGGGCAACAAGCGCGCCGAGATGTGGGGCGAGATGCGGACCTGGCTGAAGGACGCCTCCATCCCGCAAGATCGTTTCCTCAAGAACGACCTGACCGGGCCGATGATGAAGCCCGACAGCAAGGGGACGATCTACTTGGAAAGCAAGAAGGACATGAAGGCCCGTGGGCTGGCCAGCCCCGACGCGGCCGACGCCATCGCCGTCACCTTCGCCTTTCCGGTGGCCCACCGGGAATATGTGGACAGGACACTTCGCCGCAACTATGCTGCGGGCGGCATACAGACGTCTTGGATGGGATCTTAAGACATGTCGAGCAACACCAAGCCGATTGGCGTCGCCTACGAAGACCAAAACATTGTCGGCGCTGATACCGTCAGCGCAACAACCGTCAGCGGCACTGACATCAACGGCGTGGACATTTACGCCTCCGACGAGCTGGGCTACGCGGCAGCCGCGCAGAGCACCGTCACGCAGTTGACCGACAAGTCTACGGGCGTGACGATTAACGCCTCAGCGGGCCAAATTACGATGAACAATGCTACCCTCAACGCTACTACCAATGTTGCGTTTACTATGACCAACAGCAAAATATCCGCCAAAGATGTAGTGATTGTCAACGTGGCTGGCGGCGTGGCGTCAAATGTAACCTACAACTGCTGGGTTTCAGGCCACACGGCTGGTTCTTGCGCGTTTGTCCTGCGTAACATCTCAGCCGGTCCGTTATCCGAAGCCGTCGTGTTGAATTTTGCCATTATCCATTGCGTGTAAGATGCCAAAAAAAAGCGTATCGCTGGCCGTAGGCCGCGGCGAGAAGCTACCGACGAGCAAGGGCGCCGGCCTGACTGCAAAGGGCCGGGCCAAGTACAATCGCGAGACGGGCTCCAACCTTAAGCCCCCGGC